CCGTGTTTCGCGGCGCTCCTGGCCAATGCGGGCCAAATCCGTGGCGTTTCGCCGCTTGCGCTCCGTCGCGACCGCTTGGCCTTCCAACTCGTCCGCTTGCCGGCGCAATGTGCGCGCCCGCTCGTCCGCTCGGTCCGCGGCGTAGCGCTTGCGCGCTGCCAGTGCCATGAACGGGGCCGCGGGGTTGGTTGTTGCCATGAGCCCATCGTAGGCGCATTGGCTACGCTCGGGCTCGTGAAACCCGGGTACGGCACCGAGTACCGCCGCGTACGAGCCCAACTTTTGGCGGACTCCCCGAGGTGTTGGCACTGCGGTGCGCCGGCAACCCAAGCGGACCACGACCCCCCACTCTCCGCGTTCGCCCACCCCGAGCTATGGCGCGGAGTGTTGCGCGCCTCGTGCGCGAGGTGCTCGCAGTCGCAGGGCGGCAAGCTCCAAGGGTTGCGTAAACGTCAACGCGCCGCGGCGCTACCACCCCCGAGTCGGCAGTGGTGAGACAAGGACTCACCCCGCCCCGGATCGCGACACCCCGGAGTAGCGCGCGCAGCTTGGGCCCCGTCGCCACCCGGGTGGCGCGCGACCTCGGGGTGGAGTGGTGGCCGTGGCAGCGCTACGTCATGGACACGAGCTTGGAGAGTGGACGCAAGCGCACCGGCAAGTTGGCCCGCTTGCGCGCCTCACAAGTCGGAGTCCTCGTACCGCGCCAGTGCGGCAAGTCGATTATCGCTCGGGTGCGGGCGTGGACGCAGTGTCTCCTCCCCGAGTTGGACGGGGTGCCCGAGTTGGTCGGGGGCGTGGTCGGTCCGCAGCACGTCGTGTGGCTATGTCAAGACCGCAGTGGCGCGGTACGCGCATGGTTGGACGCAGTGGACGCGCTCATGGCAAGTCCGTACCGCGAGCTTGTGCGACGGGTGAAGCTGCAGCGCGGCGAGGAGTGCGTCACGTTCTACAACGGCAGTTGGTGCCGTATCGCGACCCCGAGTCGTACGGGGCCCCGCGGGTTGGACTGCGACCTCGTGATTTTGGACGAGGCGTTGGCGCATGACGTCTCGCTACTCGGAGCCCTCGCCCCAACCCAAGCGCAACGTGACCAAGCGGTACGCAGCCTCGGGGCGCAACTCGTCGCGTTGTCCTCCGAGGGCGACGAGCGTTCCACGCTCCTCGCCACTCTGTCGGAGGTTGGCCGGCGCGCAGTCGCGGAGGGCGACCGCAGCCGCGCATGGTTTGAGTGGTCCGCACCACCGGACGCGGACGTGTACAACCCCGACACGTGGCGCGCAGCAATCCCGACACTGGACCGCCCGGGCGGTATCTCCACGGAGTTCATTCGTCTGCAGTCCGAAACGATGGACGTGGACGATTTCCGACGCGAGTACTTGTGTCTCCATACGCCGCGGCCGGCGCAACAAGTCATCAATGTGGAGTCGTGGAACGAGGCACCGTACGGAGTGCCCGGAGGGGCTGTCGTGTTCGGGGTGGACTCCACGCCTACCGGGTCCGCCGCGGCACTCGTCGCGGTGGGCACGAGCACGCGAGGGCACGCCGTGGAAATCGTGGAGGCGCGCTCCGGTATCGACTGGCTCACGAGCGCGACGGTGGACCGCGCCAAGCGGTGGGGCGCTCCGGTGGTGTTGGACTCTGCGGGCCCGACCGCATGGTTAGCGCCCGCGTTGGAGCAAGCGGACGTCCAAGTGGTGCGCATCAAAGCGGGCGACGTGTTCGCCGCGGCGAGTCGTTTCGCGGTGCTCGTGGACGAGGGGCGGGTGGCACACGCACGAGACGCACGATTTGAGGCGGCAGTGTCGCAAGCGGTACGGAGGCGCTCGGGCGATAGATGGGGTTTCGACCGTTACGCCGCGGACGTCTCCGTGCTCGTCGCGTCCGCCCTCGCGATATGGGCAATCGAAACCACGCAAGTGCTGCAGTCACAAGTGTGGGGCTAGGCGTGGACGAGCGACTCGCAGATTTGCACCCGCCCGAGTACGAGCTACTCGTGGAGTCGGGCGCGCCCGAGGGCGGGTGCTACGTGTTCCCCCTCCTCGGATTTGAGGACGAGCGCGCGGAGGAGGAGTTGGACGTGGCCGCGGTCGCCCTCGCGCTTCACGACGGACGGTGGTGTATTCGTCGTCTAGACGTGGTGCCCACCACCGTCGTGCGAGGACGACCCGACAACCGCGAGGAGGGCTAGGCGGTGCCGGCACGAGGACACCGCACCCGACAACGCGAGGTGAACACCCTCACGTTGTGGGACGAGCCCGACGCCGGCACCGACACCACCGCGGACGACTACTACTCGCCCCCGTGGTTGTTCGACCGCTTGGGGCTCACCTACGACTTGGACGTGGCCGCGCCACCCGGAGGCGTGCCGTGGATACCCGCCGCGCGCTACTACACGAAAACGGACGACGGGCTCGTGGCCCCGTGGAACGGACGGGTATGGATGAACCCTCCATTCAGTCACCCGGGCCCGTGGGTTGCACGATTCCTCCGCCACGGCAACGGGGTGGCGTTACTGCCCCACTCGTGCGGCAAGTGGTACTCCGAGCTATGGGCAAGTAACGCCGCGCTCGTAGACGTCAACTTCCCCAACGTCAACGGACGACGATTCGACTTCGTGCGCGACGGCACCCCGCGTCCAGTGTTCATGCCCGTACTCCTCGCAGCGCTCGGGGCGGACTGTGTGGACGCAGTGGCACGCCTCGGGCACGTCCGCTAGCTAGTGTGCGACCCCGGGTGAGTTACACCACGGACTCCGGGCTCGTCGTCAGCGATTACCGCCACTCCCGCGCGACCGAACACCCGCAGATTGACCCGCGCGACCACGTGCCCAACGACAACCCGCCAGTGGGCACGGTGGGCCCACACACCTCGGGCGCGCCAGTGCTCCACGCGGAGGCGTGGTCCGGGTGGCCCAACGAGTGGCACACGCCGGGCACCGGCACGGACACAGTGTTCGCCCGCACCGCTACCGCAATGACGTGCGTGGACCTCAACTCGCGACAAATCGCCTCGTTCCCCATTTACGGGCTACGCGGAGTGGACCCGGTGCGCTTGCCCTCGTGGAGAGACTCACCGGAGCCCGAGTTGTACGGGTCGTGGTCCGAGTTCATGCACGGGGTACTCAACGCCGTGTATATCCGCGGTGAGGCGTTTCAGTACGTGACCGGACGATACGCGGACGGGTCCATTGCGCGCTTCGTCAACTTGAACCCCGACGCGGTGGGCGTGGAGTTCATAGACGGACGTTTGGAGTACCTCATAGAGCGCACCCCGGTGGACCGCGCCGATATCTGCCACCTCAAGTATCAGTCGTGGCCCGGACGTCTCCGCGGTATCTCTCCGCTCCACTGGACCGCACGCAGCCTCGCGACGTCCTCCGCGTTGGAGACGTACGCCGCGCAGCTAGCAACACGAGGCGGTATCCCTTGGGCAGTCCTCAAGGCACTGCGCAACATTGACGCGGACCAAGCGCGCGACGCACAAAACGCGTGGACGACTGCCGCGGCACGACGTGACGGAGCGCCCGCGGTGCTCGGGTCCGGGTTTGAGCTTCAACCCGTGTCGTTCTCCCCGGAGGATATGGCACTCCTAGAGCTACGCGAATTTGACGAGCGCCGGATTGCGTCCGCGTTCGGAGTCCCCGGGTATCTCATCAACGTGAGCATGGCTCAAGGGCTCACGTACACCAACGCCTCACAGTTGTTTCAACACCATTGGACCGCGACGCTACGACCACTCGCCACGATGATTAGTGAGGCGTGGTCCACGTGGTTGCTACCTCGGGGGACTGTGATTGAGTTCAACCCGGAGCGCTACGTGCAACCCCCGCTATCGGAGCGCGGGTTGGCGTATCAGTACATGTTCAACTTGCAAGACCCCAAGAGTGGACGCCGCGCAATGGAGGTGGAGGAGATACGCGCAGCCGAGCGCCTCCCACCGTTCGGGTGGCAAGAGTCCGCAGAGATTGAGCAAGCGCAACGAGTCCTCGGAGGGCGCACCGCATGAACGAATCCTATTTTGGGGGGGGCACCACCCCCGAACGAGTCCGCGAGGCGTTGGAGCGCGCAACGGAGCGCAAGCGCGACACCAACCCTCCGAGCACCGCGCAACGTGAGGCGTTTTTCGCCAAGATCGCAGAGGAGCGCAAGCGCGCCGAGGCGGGCTCGTAATGCTCCGCTCGTTCGACACTTCCCTCGCACTGTCCGACGACGGACGCGAGGTGCTCGGGTGCGTTGTGCCGTTCGGACAAGTCGCACGAATCCACGAGCGCACGTTGGACGGCACGGTGGACGAGTACGAGGAGGAGTTCGCCCCCGGGTGCACCGCACGTATCCGCCAAGACGCGGCACGAGCCCGCAACGGGTGGCCCTCGTGGGTGCGTTTCACGTTGGACCACGAGCGCTCGTTGGACCACCAAATTGGTTTCTGCACTTCGTTGGTGGAGACGGAGGCGGGGGCGTTCGGCACGTTCAAGTTGCACGCAGACCCGTACCGCTTGGACAAAATCCGCTCCATGTTGGAGGAGTCGCACTCGGGGTTGTCGGTGGAGTTCACCGACATTGCGCGCCACCCCGACACGGGCCCGCTACGGGTGCGCCGGCAAATCCAACTTGCCGCAGTGTCCGCCACCCCGATACCCGTTTACGCGGACGCACGGGTGCTCGCAGTCCGAGCGGAGGACGTGGAGTTGGTCCCCGCGTCCACCCCCAACTTGGACGCCGTGCGCGCCCTCTTGGCTCGTGTGCAATAACTGTCTGCCCGTCACCGGAGCGCAACTGGACTTGTTCGCCGCGGCACTCATGGACCCGCGCCTCGTGGAGCGCCTACCGCCCGAGTTGCGCCGGCAAGTAGAGCTAGCCCGCGCCAAGACCTCGCACCCGTCCGCACAAGTCCGGTAACCTCCGCCCCCGAGCGACACCAACCCGTCACGCGGACGGGCAACGGCACCCCGCCAGTAGGAGCACCCCCGCCACCGAGCGGACACCCTCCCCGAGTGGACACCCCGTCACGGAGCGCTGCAGCACAACACCACTGCAGGACCCCTACACGGAGGCACGCGCCACAATGGCAAACAAACTCGCGGACAAGTTGCAACAAGAAATCGTGCGCAAGCGCGCCACGATTGAAACCACGGCAGACCTCGCGGCAGACGAAAACCGCGACCTCACCGAGGAGGAAATGGCGCGCATTGCCTCCTACTCGGACGACATCACGAGCGCCAAGCGCCAGTTGGACATTCTCGCGATTGACACGGAAATCTCCGAGGAGACACAAGTGCGTCTCCGCTCGTTGGGCTCCGCCGTCGTCGGAGGCGACTTCAAGTACCGCAGCGCGGGGGCCCTCTTGTGGGACTGCCTCCACCAAAACGACATTGAGGCACGCACCCGCTACGCGCGAGTGATGCGCCGCGCCGCGGAACACATGGGCACCGACGCGGCGAACACCACCCCGGTGGCGGGCGACCTCGGAGGGCTCACCGTGCGCCCCGTCGTCGGTCCGGTGGCGGACCCCAACCCGCGCGGCATGCCATTCGCCAACGCGGTGGGCATGCGCGACATTCCCACCGGGGACGGGTTCGGGTTCTCACGTCCGCACATCGTGGACCCCAACTTCACCACCGGAGTGGGCGTCCAGACTCTTGAAAAGGCGGAGCTTGTCTCCAAGGCGTTCACGGTGGAAGTCACCAACGTGCCCTTGGTGACCATCGGAGGATTCTTAAACGTCTCGCAGCAGTTGCAGTCCTTCCAACCCTCCGCCCTCCAAATCATCCTTGACCAGTTGCGCCGGCGCTTGGAAAACGCAATCGACACCGCGTTGGTGACGGAGGCGCAAGCGTCCGCGGGGTTCCTCGCACTGTCCGCCACCGCCACCGCCGCGGAAGTGATCCAAGCGATTTATGACGCGTCCGCGATGTACTACGCGGTCACCAACGAGTTGCCCGACTGGATCGCAATGGGCCCGCTCGGGTGGGCTCGCCTCGGTGGGCTCACCGACGCCGCGGGGCGTCCGTTGTTCCCCACCCTCGGGGCTGCCAACGCGCCGGGCACGTCGTCCGCCGCGTCGTTCAGCATCACCGTGGCGGGGCTCCGCCCGATTGTCACGCCGGCAATCGTGGACGAGGCGTACTACATCGGAGGTAGCGCCGGACTTGAGGGGTACATGTACCGTTACCCCGTCCTTGAGGCGGTGGAGCCCTCCGTGCTCGGTCGGCAAGTCGCAGTTGCCGCGTCCATTGCCGGTTACCGTCCCACCCCGTTCGCGGACGCAATCATCAAACTGGCACCCGCTGCCCCGTGAGCGAGTGCGTCCGCACCCGGGGGGGTTCTCCCCGCAGAGTCTCGCCCCGGGTGCGGGCGCGCCATGAGTGACCCATTCGCCGGGGAGGACTTCTGGCGCGGTGACCCGTTCGGGCCGTTCCGCGAGGACAACGCGCCACCCCCAAGTCTGCGCGCCCTCCTCACCGACCCGCGCAAGCGCCCCGAGGACGAGCACGAGTACGACGCGTCCATTCCCCCATTCTTGTGGGCACCTCCGCCAGTACTCGCCACGATGGACCCGGACACCACGCAGGAGGGCTCCACCGTCGCCGTGACCGTCACGGGCTCCGGGTTTATCCTCTCCTCCGTCGTCCACGCCGGCACCACCGCGTTGCCCACCGTGTACGTGTCCGACACGGAGCTAACCGCGACGTACACCCCGTCCGCGCCGGGGGTGGTGGACGTCACCGTGCGCAACGGCACCCGGGTGTCCAACTCGTTGCCGTTCACCGTGAGCGCGATACCTCCGCCCACTGTCACGACGTTGGCCCCCGACTCGTCCAACTTGTCCACCACCACCACCGTGGTGGTGACGGGCACCAACTACACGTCCGCGTCCGTGGTGCACGCGGACGGGGTGGCACTGCCCACGACGTACACGAGCGCCACGTCCTTGTCCGCTCAGTACACCTCCCCCGCCACGGTGGGCGAGGTGGCGTTCACCGTGCACGACGGGCCCCGAGTCTCCAACGCGGTCACGTTCACGGTGGAGGACGTGTTCACCCCCGACAAGGTGCCCGGGCTCGTCGCGTGGTGGGACGCGACGGACGAGGCGACGTTCACCTATTCCGCGGACGCGGAAATCTCCGAGTGGGCCAACAAGTTGGGGGGTTGGCCGTTCACGCAGTCCGTCATAACCCAACAACCCGCCCGATACACCGCGGGGCAAAATGGGTTACCCGTCATCCTCTACAATCCCGCGTTGGCGGAGTTGTTGACCAACGCGCTCGCGATGGTGCGACCGTTCACTCTCTATTTCGGTTCGCACTCGTACGCGGCGCGTCTCATATGGTGGAGTTCCTCGTCCGGGATTTATTGGAGCACCGATACCGGCAACTTCTATTTCGGAGGACCGCAAGCGGGCCCCGTCACCCCCGCCGACTGGGAACCCTTGTTCTACACGTTCTCGCAGTCGGGCTCCTCGCCCGGACTGACAACCGTGTACCGCAACGGGGTGGCAATCACCGGAGGCGTGCAAGCGGGCGAGAACCTCACGAACCTCTTTATCGGAGGCACCGTCACAGACTTTTTTGAGTCGTCCTTGTTTGAGGTGTTGCTATACACGGGGCAACACGATTCGACAACGCAAGCGACAGTCCAGCAATACCTCCGCGACAAGTGGGGGACCCCATGAGCTACAACGTGGTGGAGGGCTCCGACTATGCCGCGGTGACGTGGGCCCAAATCGTGCACACCGCGCCCGAGGCGCGCATACCCGCGGAGTTTGTGGCACTCAAGGCAGCGTTGGACGCGGCAGTGGCCGCAGCCGCGGGGGACGTGCGCTCCGTGCCGGGTGACCAAATCAACGCGGTGCAAGTCGTGCCGCTCAAGGGGTTGGACCACGAGGGCAACGTGGTGGACCGCGGCTACTCGCGCAAGTGGGCGATTCCGCGCACCACCGCGGCGGGCTCGTTCGCGGTG